TTACCCTTCAAGTTGTAAACATTGATAAATATAAAGTTTAACTTCCGCCTCTCTCCGGCGAACAAGCCCTTTCAATTTCCGGCCACCCGCCCAAACCCAGCGCATGAATTGCTCTGGTACATCGGCGTGTTCTTCGTGGTTGATTTTACGGCGCAGTGTAGAGCGTTGAAGCGCCCCGCCGCCCAGATTATAGGTGAATGATACCAGCGCATCAAATTGACCGTCTGTGAGTGGTACATTAATCAGACGCAAAACAGCACGCTCGGCGATAATAGCATCTTGGCGTAACAGCTCTTCTGCCTGTGCTTCATCAATGCCTGCTGAGAAATCCTCATGTGGCTTGACTACATGGCCGTAGCCTATGGTCGGATAACCAGCAGGGCAAAAATAAACGGTCCGAGAGAAGCCCTCGAACCGTTTGATTAGGTCAATTCCATTTTGAGTGATATGTCTCATTTTTCCAATGTTCCTATGATTTTGAGTTTTTTACTGCCGTATTCAAATGCGCCGTGCCATTGCTCTTGCCCGAGGACATCCTTGCGCTCCAGCGTCAAATTAAAACGGTCGATGCCGCGCTGCTTGGATGTGGCGTAATCCTCCATCGCATACCAAGATTTTCGAGCCAGCGTGGGGGCCATTTTCTTGACCGTATATTCAAAAGCATCGAGCAGAGCCTCCAGCTCTGCATCGGTGCATTTATCGTTTTGAATGTCTTCGATCATCGCCTTGTAAAATAGTTTGCTCATTGTTCTATATCCTTGTTTTCAATTGCTTTTTGTGAGTAACAGTAACGCTTCTTTCCCGAAGCTTATCAAGTGAATAAGATGCTATTTATCAAGGATTTGAGCGACCCGAAGGGCCGTGATAACGAAATTTCGCCAAGGCGCGCTGACCAAACCAGAAGGACATGACTGCAGCAAATAATGCCTGTGTTTCGCCATCCCACACAGCAATCAGTCCATCGGTAATTCCGACACCCTGATCCAATAGCTTGAACAGAGCGGCGGTTTTCACTGTGGCGAACAGAATAAAAAACGCATAGGTGATAATCGGACGCACCGATGCCCGCAGAGCCTCGACCCATTTCACGCCACTGGGTTGGCTTGCGTGGCTGTATAGCGCGTTGCTTTCGGCAATATCGGCCTGCACCTGTATTTCTTCGAGGCGTTGTGTGTGGCCTTGGCGTTGTGCCTCCATTTGCCGATCCAGTATAGCCAGTTCGTGTTTACGGTCTGAATGGTCGCGCCAAAGTTTTAAGAAATCCGGAAACGCGGATGATAAAAAGCCCAGCAGGCTTCCAAGTAATGTCAGCATGATATTTTTCCTTTCATGGTTTTGGGTGGTGGTTGGTTAATTGATTGGGGTACGCATCGCCTTCAGATCGTCTCGAATATCGGTGATCTGGGTTTTGATGACAGCGATGTCCTGACGCATTTCACCGACGACTTTACGACCGGTGATGTCGTTATTGACTTGGTTTTCGAGGTTATTGAGGCGCTCGTTGACCGTGGCGATGTGTGATGAAATCCACGCGACGATTTTAACCAGCGCAATTAAAAGGCCGATGCTGTTGGCAAGCACGCCAAACAGCAGGCCCCATTCAGCAAGGGACATGTTTTTTACTCCTGTAGTTTTTGATTAAAATTATTGATCCGCTGTATGGACCAGAGGGTTTTCGACAACGCTGGCAATCTCGACCAGATCACCGCGCGGTTTGACGGCGGTCACACGGGCAAGGACTCCCCATTGTTCACCGATACCGAAGGCAAAATGCGTGCGCTCTTTCTCACTACCTGTGTAGGGTGTGAAGTCCAATTCTTCGCCCAGCATGACTTGTCGTTGATTTGCACCTGCGGTGACCAGCCACGGCCCACTAACCGATCCGTCTTTTTTACGCAGCACGATGTAATGGCTATCACCTTCAGTAAAACTCACGCCCTCTGACAAGTTTAAATATGGATACTCATAGGCAGTAATATCACCGGCTTCGCCCCAGCGCGGCATATCATGGGATATGGCGATCAAATCGCCATAGGTCGGGATCAAACCTTCCAGCTCCGTTTTGAAACTCACCATCCGTCTGCGATAGCGATTGGCGGCGGCCATATAGAGGCCTTCTCGAATGGCATGGTTTTTGTCTGTACTGCCGAAGAGCGAAACGGTCGCAGGTTGGTCGGCACTGCTATCTGGCAGGCTGACTGTCACCTCATCGGGTTTCCATGTTTTTTCGTTGAAGAATTCAACCGTGACACTGTCCGCAGTATCTTCCCCCGGCATCACATAATCGATTTTGAAACTGCCTTTGACGATATTACGAGGTGAGAACAATGCCACAGGAAGGGTTTTTGGCTCGTCCCGCACAAACCGCACCAGTCCGCCCTGTAAGAATGCAACGGCACGGCCACAGCGAGCCACTTGTGATAACGCATCCCACACAGTGAGTTTGCGGTCGAACACGCCGTTAAATGTATCCCCGCGTGTGCTCCATATTGCCTCCAAGGTCACCAGTGCCTGCAAATCGATACGGCTGTCTTCCAGTTTTGCGCCATAGCTGCTTTTGAGGATATCGGCGCACGCCCATGCAATGGATCGTGTGGCTTGCGGTGCAGACCAGCCGGCCACGCTATCCCAAATCGGCAATTTACGGGTGACGATGCAATTCACCATTCGTGATGAGCGTTGCGATAGATTATCCGTTGCACGCATTTTCATGGCCAGCAGCGTGACATTGCCAAAATCATCATCGTGGACCAGATGAGCTTTGAGCGCATTCCAGTTGAGATCACTTCCTGCACGAGCTGACATATCCTTGGCATTGGTGCGAATAGCGCGCACTTCATAGCGTCCGGCAGGCACAGGGTATTTATAAGTGTTTCGAATAGCGGTGTTGGTGTTGTCTGTGATGGTTTCTGAGCCGAGATTAAACCAACCGCCCAGCGCCAAGCCGTCATCATCAATCAAACGCGCTTCAATATCCCATGAAGCCGTGCGGTTATTGAGACCGCCACTGTCATTGGCGTAATACAAACCTTTTGGCAGGATCATATCCAGCGCCAAAAGCGTTGTCAGGGTTTCAGATGGATTGGCAACAAACGGCCCAACCCAATCCCCACCGTCACCAGTAGAAAGAAGCTCTTGTCCTGCGATTTCAGGCGCAGTTACAACATCGGTATCAAAGAGTGTTACGTTCCCACCGGGCTGGATGATTTCGTACTCAATCTCATCAAAAGAGCTGATCGGCGTATCTTCAATGCGGATGGCTTCAATATCGTATTCGCCCTGACCGATGACATGGAGCTGGAATAAAAACTGGTCATTATTCACGAACTCTGCATAAGGCGTTGCCCCAAAATCGGGATAAACAACATGCCGCCCATACACAACAGGGATCGGCTCACCAAGACGGGCTTGGTTACCTTGTGCCTGCAGAGAATATGTCGGGCTGGGACTGGTCGCATTATAATTGCTGATGGCAGAGCTTGGCATCGGTGGCGGAATAAGCGCATTGACCAGCGCCGATCCAGCGAGAGCTATCCCTGCCGTTAATAATGATGTTCCAATCGCACTAGTGACACCCAGCGTTCCTGCCAGTACTGCACCCGCATAAGGAGCGGCCACCATCACGGCAATGGTTAGAACTGTGCGTAGAATTTTACTGCCACCACCACCGCCTTGCGGTAAAGCGATAAAGCTAACCACCGTATCTTTGGTAATCACCACCAGCGGCCAGTCTTTCCGCAAAACAGGCTCGCCATCCACAAGGCATAAAGTTGGCTTTGAGAATTCTACGATTCCATGGTCGTCCAACCATCCACGCACGGTTTGCCCGACATTCGGTTCAAACAGATCAACATTTTGATGCAGATGAAACGGATTATGATGAATGGCAATTTGCGCCATGGTTATTCCCCAATGTAGCGATAATAATTTTCGATTTTCCAGCCTGTGAGAGACAGGCTATGCAGATTTTGAAACACAACGCCTGCGCCTTGCATGCAATGGAGCATTCCGCCGCCGTCAATATCGAGCCAGATCCCGACATGGATCGGATGGCGAGATTGACGCATCAGGGCAATGTCACCTTCCATCGGTTTATGCACCACATCCCAATTTGCCCGCTCCGGATGGGCATCAATGGTTTTAATCAGCTGACGCAGGTTGTTTTCCTGCACAGGGATAATGGTTAAATCCCGCTCATAAAGGCGTTTATGGATCGCCACCACCAAGCCCCAGCAGTCATAAGCCTCAGGCCCGTCCGATGCGACAACCCACGGCTTGCCGATATAGTCTGTTGCCCAATGTGTCATCGCGTCAGCCCTGCAAAACGTAAAGCGTTATAAGTTTCTGATGGGAAGGCTTTATTCCCGACATCGAGCATGCGGGCCTTACCGGTCACACGAGAAGCATCAGCACTGACCTCCGTTAATACTAGCGTAAATGGCGGGTCCATTTGCGGCCCTTCCAAATCATCTGACAAATACGGGCGGTAAGTGATTTCGATTTTATCTTGGCTTTCTGCTGCCCGATCCAAATGCGTCACGATCTCACGGCTGACATTATCCAGCGTGATGGAAATTTCTGGCACAGGCGCAGTATCAACAGGGGGTAATTCCAGATCAAACCCCATGGCGATAAATTCGACCATCTCACCGGCATTGAGCGGGGCTGTCGCTTCCATGCGGGCGGTCAAATTCTGATTATCCCGCACCACGCGAATGGCCATCGGCTGGTTATCATCATCGATAAAGGACGGATGGCGCAGCTCCAGCGTGTGCAAAATTACGACGTCACTGGGTGCAGAGGCATAGGCTTCACGCAAGGCTTCTGATAAAGCATTATTCGGCATCCTCAGACTCCCCCCAAGCTTTATCGGTCAGATAATCCACCGCCACACCGTTTAAGAATGAGGCTTCGATGGCGTTTGAACGCTGACGCAACACTTGCACCTGTGCCAGCAAATCTTGCGCTTTGGTAAGCGTTTCTTGTTCGGCTTCGGTCAGGTCGGTGCGATCACCCAACAGATACAAATCTGCCAACGCATTTTGCTGTTTCCACACGGGCGCAATGTCCGTAATACGTCGACCAGCCTCTTCCTTAATCTGGCGGATCAACTGGCTGTTTGAAATAACGTCCTTCAGCTTGTTATCAGGCACAGCCTTGCCACCCGATGGCGGGGTGACATCTTCGGCAAAAGCGTAATAATGCCGTCCGTTCAGATCCGCCAGATGGATGGGCGCGATTTCACTTTCGGTAAAAACCGGCGCGCGGGTCTGCAAATAAGATTTTAGGTTCATAAAAGCCTCCTAGAAAATGACATTGGTTAATGTTGCTACGTCATGCAGATTGCCGACTTGTGTGCCTGTTTCGCCGTAGGAGTTATTGTCACCACAAGCATCCACGCGCCCGTCGTCATACAAAACGCCCAGCCCCCATGAGGCTGTACCTTGGCCATAACAATTCCAGTCCTCGATCACGCCGGACTGCCCAAGCACGCGTTGGAATGTATTATTGGTGGCGGCAAAGCTGTTAATCCCCAGATTGGCATTGCCGGAATACCCAGCGCCCCATAGATCATTGCCTGCTTGCAGGATACAGCCCTCATAGCTGCACCCACCGCCAAAGGCGGCCTTTGTCACATTACCTTGGAAGCTTCCTGCTGGTTTTTGCGGGGAGAGTTGGTTGGTTGTGTTGTCCGTTCCCAACTGGCCGTAGGCGTTATACCCCCAGAGGTAAACATCACCCTGATTGGTAATGCCCCCACCGCTTGCATAGCGACCATCGCCCACAAAAATATCTGTGAAGGTAACGGCGGGTAGCATAATTTGTGTGAAACTTGTCCGTTGCGTTGTATCGCCCAACCCCAATGCGCCATTGCCGTTATATCCAGCGCTCCATAATGTACCGTCACTTAATAAGACAAGACCGGAACCTGTCGGGCCAGAGCCAGCGGTGTTATACCCGCAAGATGGCAACGCCTTGATCACATTATTAAAGGCGGGATGCAAAATGGGGGTTTCCCGATTGGTCGTATCCCCAAGGCCGAGCTGTCCATATCCATTATAGCCCCAAACCCAGAGCGATCCGTCATCTTGCACGGCATATGTCGTATGGGGCAGACCAGATGTGGCGACATCGACAATATTGGTCAGCGCCCCGCAGCGAATAGGCGTATATTGATTTGCGGATGTTCCGTTGCCAAGATTGCCGTTACTGTTAATCCCGCAGGCATAAACGCGGCCATCAGTGGTTAAGAAATAAGTGCAGGCATGGTCGTAATAATTCGGGCGACCGGGGATAACTTTGGCGATCTGGATATTGTTTTGAACAAAATACTCAATACGCTTGGCCACCGCTAAATTAATGGTATTGCCATGTCCTAGCTGTCCGTAATTGTTAAACCCCCATGACCAAACTTCGCCATCGGCGGTTAAGGCATAATGCTGCATGCCGCCTGAGAACACATCCACAAACCGTACATCCGGATCATCCGTTGCCACACGCTTTGGCGTGTAAATATGCGAGCCATTGGAATCCCCATTGGAATAATTCCCGCCATAACCACAGGCTTTGATCGTGCCATCAGCCATGAGATAAACACGCGTGTACCAACCGCCCATGCCGTTCACCTTGGCAAGTTTCCAAACACGGCGGGACGGATCGAGCGATTGATCCCGCCAAGCAGGTTGATTGCCCACCATCTGCAAGACTTGAGCATTACCGCCACGGGCAAGACGAACAGGAATAGCACCATTATGGATCAGCAAATCACCTTCTTGGGAAAGCTGATCCGTACCTGCTGCCATCAAATCCCAATCATCGCCTTGAACGGGGGTGACGGCGGACACTGTCCGTTTGACGATATAACTTGAGCCTTGGTATGAAACGGCATCATGGCGCACGTAATTGCCAGCGCTGTTATAGGCTCCGCGCCAGTTAATGCGGATATTGCCTAAATCGATCTGTGTCATTTAATTTGCCTCCTTCTTAAATATTGATAATGAGGTGGCCATCCTCGTTAATGTTGAAATCCACCCCTGGCAGCGTGATGAACCATGTGTCAAAATCATTGGCGTTGTATGTGCCTTGCCCTGTGATGGCCGTGAGCTTTGAACCATCGGCGCGCAGACCGTAAAACACCCCGACGGATTCAATCACCTCAAACCCGTCTTCAGCTTGTTTGACCGCCAGAAGTTTTCCCGCCTGACCGTTAATGTTGGTTGGCAAATTAAGGGCATTGGCTGTTTGCAAGGCTGACTGGGCAGAAGATTGCGCTTCATCCCGATAGGTTTCGGTTTGTGATACAGCGTTGTTCAACTGATCAGCTGATGCGCCAAGGTCGGTTAGTCCGGCCTGTATGCCATCCTCAATATCCTTGATAGCTTTGGCGGCACTTTTGACATTACCGCCGTCGGTTGGCACTTCTGTCTGGTCATCGCCGTGGACAATGTTGTGCAGGAGCTGGCTGTCCGTTTGGACACGCGCCACCGCATCCTGCAGATCGGTCTGCAAGGTCATAATGTCTTCCTTTTGGTTAAGTGGTTAATAAAGGTGGAGCGGCAAAGTCTGATGCACAAGAATATGTAAGTTTTCACCAGCGGTTATAATGCCTTGAGCATCTTCGCTGAGGAGCAAATTCAACAAGCCTTCATCCAGAACAGGCCGTTCACGAATTTCCAGTTCCGATGTAATCTCCCAAAGCGTCCCACCCGCCAAAAGCCGTGATGAAAACTGCCGTGTAAATCGTGCTTCTTGCTCCAAAAGACCAAGACCACCCAGAAGCGTTATAGCAAACCAGCTCGCCCCCTCACGGGCATGCCAGCGATACCAGCCTTCAAAAATGGCATATTGGTCTCGCCGCATAATCCAGCGCACAGATACTTTCGTCGGCACATCGGTAAAACGTCGTCGTTGACGAGCAAGGCCTGCCTCCATCTCGGTGCGTAAAATCGCTTCGCCGGGCTGAACGCCATATCCTTGCACCGTTGGTAACGGCAATGTTGATGGCCATGTGATATCACTCATTTACCTATAACTCCCAGCCGCAGGGTTAAGCCCGTAGCGACGCTCCAACGTTGGCGCTAGACCTTCACCACGTCCGATATTGCGCGATAAATTGCCTTCTATCTCCTCGATGATGATTTTCAAATCCATATTGCCTGCACTGTCACGGCTAACATCGGCTCTGGCCTGAGCATTGCTGGCATTGTTTTCAACACGCACCGACACATTCACATTCGGCTTAGATTGCAGCGCTCCGCCCAGCAGTTTCATCTGCCCTGGCGTAAAGACGGCTTCACCTTGTTTGGCGATAATCGGCACTTCATTGCCGACAATACCGCCAGTGTGAAAACGAGGCGCACCTGTAAACACCGCAGGATTGACAGAGCGCATGCGTAAAGTGTCGTTGCCAATCACACCACCAGTGTGAGCAGTGGCTGTGGAGGCCGTGCCAGCGCCCGCAGGCGCACCAAAGATTGAGCCTGCAATATCACCCAGAAAACCACCCAGCGCACCCGCCAGTGGTTTTGTGATACTGGACTGGATTTGCATCCGCACCATATCGGCGATGATGGAATCAGCCATGGATTTAAAATCCAGCTTACCCGTTGTAACAAAACTAACCAGCGCATCTTCCATGCTTTTAAACATAGAGGTGACACCGCGCTCGGCTTTGCTCGCCATATCATCGGCTTCATCTATAACGCTTTGCAAACCGCGTTTAATGCCGTCTTCCCAGCGTTTCGAATTTTGCAAATCCTCATCACGAGCTTTGGCGATCATATCGTTATAAACCGCATCCACCTGCGCGGCAAAATCAGCATAGCCCGCCTTGGTGCTATCAAGACCTGTTAAAGCTTCACTGCGCCATTCACCTGCACGTTTAATTGCCGCCGATAAAGACGTATCCAGCGCATCATATTTTTGGCGGACATCTTCAACCAGCCGTTCACGTTCTTGCGCTAACTTATTATTTTCACGGATGGTGTCTTGGTAACTTTTATCCGCTTCTTGTAATTGATAGATATCACCCACCAGCGATTTAATCTGCTGGGCATATTCTTTTTGCTCATCACTTTGTGCGCCTGTGACATCCAGCCCCAAGCGACGCAATGCCTGATCCTGTTCATTGGCAATCATGGCACGGCGTACTGCCGTTTCGCCTTGATTGCGTGCAGCATTTAAGCGTTGAAGCGCTTGTTCTTCTGCGTGCAATTCCGTGATGCGATCTGTAATCCGTTTTTTATCGGCGTCCGATAATTCAGGGATCACCTCTGCTGGGGCAGATGGCGTTGGAGCATCTGGCGCAGCATTCTTGGTTTTTGGATTCCGCAATTCATCCAGCGCGGCGGCGGCTTTTTTAGCGGCACGTTCTGCCGCCAGTAACGCAAAAACTTGGCGTTGTACTTCCTCAGCTTGTTCACCGAAGTCAGGATATTTGGTTGCCAGCTTGAATAACGCTTCGGAATACTCCGTCGCCGATAACTTGCCCTGATTGAAGGCTTGGCGAATTTGGTAAAGGTCGTTCTGAAGAGGTTTGCCAAAACGGCTAAATTGATCCCAAAACCCACCTATGCCGCCGAACTTTAATTCTTTTTGCAGATCGATGATATTTTCTTTGGCTGTTTCCAGCTGCTTGGTAAAACGGTAAACGCTCTCACTTTCACTCAATGCCTCGCTTAAATCCGATGCGGCTTCGGCGGTTTTGCCAAGTTCTTCTTTGATCTCCTTTAATTCTTCGGCGTGATCACGGGCGGCTTTTGCTGCGGCATCATGACCGGATGCGAGTTTCAAAACGGCAATACCAGCCAATACGGCCAGCCCCACGGGGCCACCCACCAACATTAAGGCAGAACGAAATCCCACCATCGCCAATGTTGCCAGTTTGGTTGCCGCTTCCACCGCCACAAGACGGATGGCAAAGGCAGTGGAAATGCTGTTGGCCATGTGAAGGCCGACAATCAATCCTGCATTACTTGCAATGGATGCATTGAGAAGCGTTACCGCACCCGCAACTGTGCGGGCAATCACCAGTACTCCAAGTGCCGTGACAGCCAAATCGGCATTTTCTATCAGAAACGCAAGGCCTTCCGCTGCTGTTGCAATGGCAGAGCCTAATGTTTGCCCTAATTCTCGCGCGGCATCCACGACCGCAGGGTCTTCGAGTGTTTTGTTAAGGGTGCGGTAACCTTGTGTCACACCATCCAAAAAGCCGGATGCGGCGATAGTGCGTTCAATCTCTAAAATTACATTATTAAAGCGGTTCATTTCCGCGCGCGCCGTCATCGAGGCAGCAGGCACACCATCGGAGAAAGTCTTACGGATTTCAGCGGCGAATTTCGGCAGGAAGTCTTCGGCCACCACTTGGCCTTGCTCCAGCATTTTATCAAGCTCTGCCGTGGTAATGCCCATACCGCGTGCAGCAAGCTGGAATGCACCATAAAGCCGCTCACCCAATTGCCCGCGCAATTCTTCGGCCTGCACCTTACCCTTGGACATGATTTGCCCGATAGCTCTGAGCGCACCATTTGTTTGATCAACAGAAAGCTGAAGCACAGTGGAGGCTTCAGCAATGGCGGTGAATATCTGGCGCGTACCATCGCCCGCCAGCTCAGTCCCTTTGGCGGCGGCAGCAATCTGCATATAAGATTGCGCGGTTTCCAGCAGATTAAGCCCTAAGCGTTCGGCTTGTTCTTCAAGGAATTTCAGTTCTGCGCGTGCGCCAGCACTTGATCCTGTGATGGTTTCCAGCGCCGTGCCTAATCCCTGAAACGCCATACCGGTTTCATTAACGGAACGCACGGAGGCAAGAATACCCGTAATCCCAGCGTAAGCTGCCACAAGTCCTGCTGCTTGACGAAACACGTTATTCAAGGCACGCGCCGTGGTATCAACGGCTTTTAATCCAGCGCTTGCAGGCTTGGTAGAACGCTCAATGCGCTCAAATGCCCGCTGTCCTTTATTACCGATGCGAGAAAAGGTATCTTCAACCTTTTTCCCATCCACCACGGCAAGACGGATCGACATATTTTTTTGAGAACGACGCATTGTAAGTTTGTTTATTCCTTATGAGCCATCAAGGCTTTGGTGATACCGGTTGATAGTGCGGGCAACAGCTCTCCCATAACGGCCATGTCATAGCCCAGCGCAGAGGCAAGGCTTATAGCTTCAGACAAGGGAAAGCTGTTTCTGATTTGTGGGGATACGCGACAAGCAATATCCCACGCTTGAAAACCCTCTAGGCTTTCCGGTGCGTTGACTTCGAACGGGCAGTCTTCGCACGACTTTTTGAATTTACCCGCTTCGCTGGGGGAGCAGTTTTGGCAGTATCCTGCGCCGTCTCCGAAGTGCCATTCGGCGCGGCGCTCAAGTCTTTTTTTTCAGCTTCAATCAACTCCCGTACGCCTGTGTATTGTTGAGAGAAACTGGCAGCGATAGACCAAAACCCTGTCATGAGTTCATCAATCTTTTCAGGCGTGACAGGTGCTTTTTCATCACCGTCAGATTCCAAAATACCGTCCCAATCAACAATGGCCGCACGGGCAAGACCGCGTGCGAGATATTCCTCGGCCAGCGCTTCACGAATTTCAGGATTTTCAACATCAGGAAGATCTTCCATCGATGCGCCGATCTCTTTTCGCTTGCGGTATTCTTCGCCAAGCTCCGTCAAACGCTTGTTCATAAAGGCACGCGCGGCATAGAAAATCGGGCTGGTGCATGGGCGCACTTTAACCTTCACGCCCAAACCCAGTTCAAGCCAGTAGGCTTCTGTTTGGATATTGAGTTTTAGCATTAATAAGTCTCCACATCGTTGATAAGGGTGATTGTGGCCATGTTGCCCAGAACGGCATCTTTTGCGCCTTGATAGTCGTAAGAGGCTTCAATGCCGTTTGGCCCTGAAATGGATCGTTTTGGCTTTGGCAAATAAACCTCATGACATTCAATGACCAGCTGGCGATTTGCATCGATGATGTAGGATAATTCCAGATCAATCGGCGTGCCGGCACGCGCCGCATCCATCAATATGGTATCGGCATAGCGCACAGTGATATTTCCGCTTAGGGACGCAACGCCGGGGTCAACGCCATCAATCTTGCCGTCATCACGAATGGTTTCGATACGCTCCAGATTGTTGCTATAAGTGAGCGCCGCTGAAGTGACATTCCCCAGCGCCTGACCGCCTTGTTTGACCGATCCTTGGAATTGTGAAAACCGTGTGTAATCCGCTTGGCTGGGGTTGGCATCACGGGTGACCGTTTGCGGTGTTTCCCCCTGACCAATGAGCCCAACAGTGATTTGAGCCTCACCTGATCTGGCAAAGTTAAACGCCATGCTGTTGGCACGCACACCCGTGAATAGAGGGAAATCAGGAATTTCAGGCAAACCAACTTCCACCGCAATACTGGGCAGTGTGATTGCCCCTGATTTAAATTCATGGGTATAAGGATCATCACCTGTGGTGGTTGGCGCACCAAACATGGCTTTGAGCCATAAGCCGATATTGCGAAGATCAACCGGTACAACAACATCACCATCCACATTGATCACATCTTGAAACGGGGCAGTGGGATCACGACCCAATCCCAGAACATTGGACTCAATCAACCCTTGCGCGGAGTCCAAATCGGAGGACACAAAGGGGATGACATGAAAAGCCCCCGCATTTGGGGGCGTACCATAAGTGGTTTCAAAACCAAGTAACATGCGGGCATTCCACCCGTAAGCGCGTGACATATTCTGTTTCTCCTTTATTGAAGTGGGTTAAGGGTTGTATATTCAAGCGTGATCGGCACGACTGCCGCCTTAATAGCGGGCGCACCATCCACGTTTTCGGTTAGAAATTCAGGTGAGCCGATGGACATGTAATCCACCGCACCTGAGAGTGTTGCATCAGCGCCGAGCGTATCGCCTAGCGCCACCAGCAATGCATCCAATGCCGCATCACGCGCGTCAGGATTTGGCTTTTGCACCAGCACCTCAATTTCTGCGACATGGGCATAGTGATACCGTGTCGGGGAGAGCGTTATTTCAGGCTCGCCTGCATCGCCATCACGCAAAATGAACAATCCTGATGCAGGGATTTTGGTGGGTAACGGTTCATTCCGTAAAACCGCAACACCGCTCATCCCATTTTGCAGGCATAAAAAAAGGCCCGCTAAGGCCTGCTCTCGTTTTGATGTCATGTTTGTTTTATCCTAATCATCTGGCCAGTTTTTCAAAATCAGCCTTGGCAGTTTGTCATACCAACGCTTGGCTTCTTCATCGAAACGGATCAGCTTTGGCAATTTGACCTGTGGCACAAGCCAGAACATCACGGCGGTTGAAAGATTACGGCCTGTTTTTAGGTTTCTCTGACTGGCTTTGCGAAAGCCGCGCATATCGCCTGTTTTACGGCTGTAAGATGCCTGCACATTTTCGACCACCAGCAAGGACGGCCCATTCCGCCGATACACAAAACGAAGCTTGCCATAGCGATGCTCAGGAAAGTTGGAGGGATTTATCCGCTTACCGCCGACACCGCGCTTTGGCGCATTGGGGGTTGGGATCGCCAGCCACCAGCCATCTTTGGATTTAATGACCGCACCTTCATCAAAACCCGCCATGATCTTGCTGGCTTTGGTATAAACCAGACCCGCCGCCCGAATAGAATTTTGCCCACGCGGATAAATATCACCGCGCCAGGTATTGGCCATGCGCTGTCCCAGACCAGACGAATGTACCTGGCGACGCATCGCCATCTTCAAACCGTTTGTTGCCTCACGAATGCCGAGCGTCACGGCACGTTCTGCCGTGCGGTATTCTTCCTTCATGTATTGTTTGAGGTCACCCTCAATCGCCGCTTTCAACCGCATAGGCATCTACCTTTACAATAAGATTATGCTGATCTTTAACAGCCTCTCCCTGAATGGTGTAACGCTTGTCATCCCAAACGATAGCTTGGAGCGTTTTACCTGCAGGAATATCAGCAAGGCGCATCTCAAACATATCTGTTTCCGAATGCACCCGCGCATCAAAAACATCCGTGATTTTGTCAGGCAGGCGATGGATCACCAGTGCCTCAACTTCCGTTTCATCCGTAAAGATAAGACGTGCCGTTTTCCCGAAACGATTAAACAGCACGTCCACCGATTTTATGGCGCTATTCCTGAACGTCATCGCCTGATGCCTCATCAGCCGCTAACTCTTTTTGATAAAGCTCCCACGCCTTATCCCGTGTTTCGGCAGAGATGTTTTGACCAAGCACAGCCTCTATCGCTTCCACCTTTGGTTTGCCGTTTTTGGCAAAGTCGGTTTCAGGATTGAGGATTTCAATCGCCTCGATCACATCATCAATGGCGGGTTCGGGTTGCTGGGTCTGGACAGGTTTCTGCTCTGTCACAGCCGATGCATCTGCAGATTTAGCAAAGCCACGCTCAATCAGTGATTTTGCCTCCTCATCGGAAATATCAACCGATTTTCCAGGCAAAATATTTTTACCATCAACGTGCAGGGTGATGATTGCTGTTATCTTCATAATTCAATCCTCCCTTAGCGCACAGTTGCACAAAATGATGCGTTTGGACGGTACGGCACAAGAAGTGGCGCAGATTGCAACAGCAACCAGCGCACAGCTGGGTCTTCCTCAAGCCATGATTTGGAGAAGAAACGCTGCGCCCGATACGCCGCTTTTTCATCTTGAATGACACCATAGCAACGCGTGCCTTCAAGCTGGGACGTGCTGCCGATTAAAACCGTGTAATCAGGAAGCAGTTTTTGCACCTGATCGCTTTCATCGACATAGCGATCATTATAAACCCAGAAATCCAGATCACCGATTGAGCCAACATAACGAGCCAGCTCATTGCCCTGACCAAAAGCAATCGGCCCCAGATTAATGCCGGCATTATCACGCAAGCGTCGAATATCAAGGAGCTTCTCAACGGACGCATCGGCCTTAAACACACGCCACGCCAGCGCGTCCATGACAACTGTGCGGGCAACTGCGCCTGATTTCTCCTGCACTTTGGCAACCCAGTCTTCAAGGTTATTGAGTGCATTCACGCCTGTTTCACCCCAGCGAGATGAACCAGCCAGCGCCACGGTTAGTTCAGGATCACGCTGAAAATCAACCACCACCGTTGGGTAATCTTCACCGGCGACAGTGATTTTACCAGTTCGCAAGGCTTCTGCTGCCATCACTTCCTCACGGCGGGTAAGGTTTTCAAGCTGCTTGGTCAGTGTGCGGTTGAGATTGGCTTCAAGACGTTGCTGCGGGGATAATGTCCCGCCGATTTTTTCACCAATGGAGCGTTTGAGCGGACGGCTTGGATCAAAACGGCGTTTATCTTTTGCGTAAGCTGGCTTAAAGCTCTTGGTGATATAGCCTTCATCATCGACGACTTTACCCGCCACCAAAGGTGACACAAAAGGTGTCAAACGTGGCTTGGATTTATCGATATCGAAGTGAATTTCCTCGCTATCTTCGGTTTGTTCCTGGCCAAAAAAGACATCCAGCAAAAACGAGTTTGGACGATCCAGCCGTTCGACCACCTTGGTCAGAACATGGGTGCTAAAAATATCTACAGACATATGAGTGTTCTCCTTATGGGTTAAGATTGATTTGAGCGAAGGAAGATGCTTTTGGAGCGTAAACCAGCGCGGATACTTTCCACGGTGTGGCCTGTACCAAGCTGAAGCGCGTTTTCGTTAAACTCCCCGCTGAAATACACAACGGCTTGTTTATCTTCGGCGCTTGCATCGATATTTTCGGCCAAAATGGCATCGGGCGTTTCTGAGCCATCATTTGCGCCAGATGCACTTAAGACAAACTTGCCGGATGCGGTAATGCGCCCCAGCACTGCGCCTTTGGTCAGATTGCTGCCTGAAGCGATGGTGATGATGCGCTCAATGCGGGGATATTCCCCCGCCAGTAAATTACAGGGTTTATATTCACCCTGATCGGTAAAACCTGAAGCATGTCCTATTGTAGTGTTCATGGGTTTTGATCTCCTTTATTTTTTGGGGTTAGCGGGTTGAAGCGATACGGTCGGCGACCGTATCGGCAGTGGCGATATGATCATCCCCATCAGGGGCAATTTCGGGATTGGGGATGGACGACATCACCCGCTCAAAGGAAGATGATTGCGATTTCTCTGGCTCATCTTTTGGCGCGCTCTTCATCAAATGCTGGGCATCCATGGCATTGATCTCGGTATGGAGCGCAATTTCCTGCGCCAGCTTTTGACGACCTTCTGCGGCTTCACAGCTTAGAATGTCTTTCAATCGCTGCTTTTCCTTAGCTGATCCTTCCGCATGCAGTGATGCAACCAGATCGGGATGATCGGTTTTCAGTTGTTCAAGGTTCATAGGCTTTTTCTCCTTTTTCGGTTGGGTTGAACTAAAAAAGCCCTCCACCATGGTAGTAGTGCGAGGGCTTTGGGTTTTCGGGGATGAAAGTTCTATGATGAGGCGTTCGAGCGATCCGATGCGATCTGCCAAACCGGCATTGACGGCATTTGCGCCAATCATGACATCACCACCGCCATAATGCTCCAGCACATGATCAGGCGTGACAGATCGGTTGCGGGCAATGGTGGACACAAAAACATCGGCCATGGAATCAATGCGCGTTTGCAGTTTCGCACGACCATCATCACTCATCGGATCAAGGCGTTTGTGGGGGCTTTGCGAGGACACGATCTCCACTGTTTCAGCGGATTCTTTTGCTGACTTTCCACGATAAATACCAACCACACCAATTGATCCCAGCGCCGATGTTTCCGATACCACGATTTCATCAGCGGCGGAGGCAATCCAATATGCACCAGATGCCGCATCACCCGAAGCATAAGCAATCACAGGCTTTGTGCCGCGCGCTTCAAAGATCATACTGGCAAGCTCCGACACACCGTTGACTTCACCGCCAGGGGAATCAATATCCAAAATAATCGAGTTGATTTGCGGGTTTTCAAGGGCGCTCATAAAATCACGCGCAATCAATTCATAGCTGGACGCACCGCTGATCGCCGTGAAGATATTGGCGTACCGAAAGAGCGGCCCTGTCACGGGAATAATGGCGACACCATCACGTTCGGTAGCGTTATAGCTGTTTTGCAATTGACGACCGAGTTTGGCAGCAACCGCCTCGGGCGCTTCATTTTCACGCGCGGCCACCTCCAAAATCGTGTGCAAAGCTGTTTCCGTGATCGCCCATGGATCACCGGTTATGCGGTTCCAGATTCTCATCATTATCCTCTTTTTCTTGAGTGTTGGTGTTTAAGATGCTGTTCACATCATTGATCGTGAGGCCAAGCTCAGTGATCTTGGCTTTTTCACGTGCAAGCTGTTCCAAGACTTCTTCCCAATCCAAGCCTTGGCTGGCACATTCATCTTCCAGCGTGGAGAGACCGATTTGCATACGAAGATGGGCGGCTTTGGCTTCTTTAACTGGATCAACCCAGCCACGACCGGGGCCGATCCATTTGCACCGCGTCCATGCAGCTTTGTTCTCATAAAAATCAGGAGTTTCAATGAGCCTCTTGTTAATCGCTTCTTCCAGCCACAATTCATAAACAGGCCTTGCCCAGTAAGTCGCAAGCCACTGGCGTTGTGCCGAGAAATAGCGCCACGCTTCCAAGAGCGCTGCACGGGCGCTTGAATAATTGGTTTTGGAAAAATCCTTCATCAACAATTCAAACGGGATATTCAGACCCGCACCAATGTGACGCAGGACATTTTCTACAAACTGGCCGTATCCGCTGTTCGGACGACTTGGCGTAAAGGGCGCGACCTTATCACCCGGGAAGATCGGAATGATTGATCCGCCCTGCAGGCGAATATCCCATTCATTACGGGCAGCGAGATAATCATCAACCGATCCGCCAAACATCTCGCCGATGCTTTCGCCGTCTAGCGGTGTTTCAATAAACGCCGCAATCATGGCATTCACCACCGCCGCCTGAAGCTCAGATCGCTCATAATGATCCAGCATTTTAAACATCGGCATGATGGAGGTCAGAAGCGGCTTCCCTCGATGCTGGCCTGTGCGCTCTTTATCATGGATATGCAGAACACGGCGACGACCAAAACTTGTCACTGTTGGAATGCGCTCCCAATCGCTGATATCAACACCAAAACCCAAATACGCATCACCGGGATGGCTCTTGCGGATATGATAGGCGCGCGGCGCGCCATACGCATCAATCTCAATCCCAGCGCGAAGATATTTACTATCCTGCTTACCGTTTGGATTACATAAGCGATCCGCTTCTACCAGCTGAATGGTGGTTGCGAATTTTGTGCCTCTGTTTTCCAGCCACAATGGCAAAGCCAATGCTTCACCATTCACAATACTGGAGCGGAACACGAGGCATGTCATTCCTGCAAAAGTCAGGCTTTTGGCGGCATCACAATCGGTGCTTTCCGCCCATGCCCGCCAGAGGGATTCCACCCCGCGTGACCATTCATCCGCCCATTTCTTATCTTTACCCAATGCTCGATAATCAGGCGTTGCCGATAAACGCAAGCCCGTGCCGACAACATTATCGGTGAGCGTTTGCATCGCACCAGCCGCCACACCATGGTTACGGCTTAAATCACGAGAGCGCGATACCAGCGTCGGCAATTCGCCCAGCAAATCACTATCTGCAGACCCTAAAGGCGGCAGCCAGCTGGAAAGCTCCCGCGCACGATGCGATGCCGCACGGTGCGCCGTATCGCTCGCCTTTAGCGGATTGCCTGCGCTGTCTAAAATTTGAACCATATTTGAATGTCCTTAAAAACTGGTGCGGATAATGCCACGGCGGGCAGACCCGCTTTTCTTGGCGATTTCTGCTTCAAGCTCGTGAATATAACGTTCCAGCGCCTCGACATTGGCGGCGCTATAGGTGGTTGAGCCATATCCATGCAAGCTGACGGTCACTTCCTGTGATCCTGTCAGCAGGCGATGGCGAGCTTCTTTCGCCTGCACCAATCGGCTTTGCAATTCCAGCAATGTGTTGGTCATAAGAGATACTCCTTATAAATACGGATCATCGGCCTTGATCACCTTGCGTTGAGGCACTCTCGGCGTTAGTTTCGGTTGTTGCGTCTGTTCTTGTTCTGGCGCGGTTACCACAGGCACGGGCATTTCCACACCTTTGGTTGGAATAATGACCTCTTGTCCGAGGCTTTTTTCCAGCGCGCGCCATTTATAATCAGACATGCGATCCAGCCCATAAATGCTGGCCGCTGCCCGCGCATAAACACGACAATCCAAGGCTTCGTTATTACGGCTGGGGTCTTTCTCCCAAACCTGTTTTGGAAAGCCGCGCACAACACGGGTGATACAACGCTCTGCCGTCAGCTGTTTGAAGAACTCCTCACCATATTGCGGGAAGTGACAACTGCCGGGAGGATACGCCACGCCGTCTTCTAAATCTTTATCGGTTGGCCACTCCAGTTTGAGCCAGCGATAAAGCTCCATCTTCGCCACGGGGCCAGAAACATTCCAAACTCGAAGACCTCGACGTTTGCCGCCCGTATCAGCTTTGGATACGCTCAAGATCAGCGCTGTATTGCGTTCTTGTCCCTTAATCGCTACAACCGTGCGAGGCTGGCTGGCGCGTGCGCCCGAACCACCCCAAACGGCCTGTGGATGCTGGCGCACAAAGGCGTAAACATCTTGCGTCGCATAACCGGAATCCACCGCCATCACCCGAATGGGGAGGCTGTGACCAGAGGCGTGAGGCCAATCCCGATTCAAGACTTCGACCGAAAGACGATCCCACGTGTCCTGGCGGGCGGTATCTCCATCGATGATGATATAATCCACCGACCAGTTTTGTTTGTTGCGTCCCCAAGCCACCACTTCACATTCAAGGCGGTCTTTTTGCACATCCACCCCAGCGGTGAGGAATAAACCGCCCATCGGCACGATGCCTTGGCTGTATTTTTCACGGCGTTCATAAATGCGTTGCCATTCGGGCGCTTCGGAGGATTCCTCGTAAGGCTCACCCAGCACCGTATTGACAAAACCCTTCATTAAATCAGGGTTGCGCTTGGCTTCTTCAAATAGCGTTGCCGCATCCGACCAGCTAAACCACCCGACGGGACTGTAGAGCGATGACAAATGATACCCAACCGTGCCATCCACACTTTCCGCTGTTGCCCGCCATTCACCCTTGGAAAGTAGCAAGGTTTTCTCATGATTATGCATGAGATGCCCACAGGATTCACAGGCGTATTTTGCTTCTTCTGGTTCGCCTTCTGGCCAGCGCAATTGCGTAAAGCGCAAATGCTGGTAATGGCCACATTTCGTGCAAGGAACAAAAAAATAGCGCTGATCGCTTTTTTCAAACTCACGTTGCACACGGGATATTCCTTTCACTGTTGGTGTACTCACCATAAAAATCTTACGGCGCAGGCGGAATGTTGCGCTTCGGCGTTCGGCCAGCAGGATCGGATCACCTTCGCCGCCAACGTCACCTGGATACGCATCAATCTCATCCATGAACAAATACCGCGCAGGCATGGAACGCAGACCCGCCGCCGAATTCGCCCCCGTCATAATCAGAAGACCACCGTCAAACTCTTTGCTTAGGATCGTATTGCCACTATCCCGCTCACGGGCAGGCTTTACACGTTCCCGTAATTCTGGCGTTTCCTGCAACAACGGCTCAATCCGTTGTTTGGAATTACGCTTGGCCAGCTCCACCGTCGGCGATACCGCCATCATCGGCCCTGGCGCCATATGCACGATATAGCCAATCCAGTTATTACCGGCTTCCGTCCCGCCGACCTGCGCGCCCTTCATAAACACAATGCGCTGTGCGGGTGAGCTGGTGGAAAGCTGGTTCATCACCTCCTTGAGATATGGCGTGCGCGCGGTTTTCCATTCCCCGGGTTCGGCTGCAGATTTACCCGACAGAAGGCGATATTTATCGGCCCAATCGGCAACATCATAATGGGGTTCGGGTGTGAAACTTTTGAGGTAGACGTTTTGAACAAATGCCGCGTCATACTCAATCGAAATTGAGTTTTCCCTCTCCAATGTCATTTAAATGCTCCCTCACATAGCGCTCTAACGCCTGATGAAGAGCGTGTTCGTCAATGCCCAGATCAGCAGCCATCAAGGCCGACACACGCGCAGGCCAATTCAGCCAGCTATCCCGAACCTGCCGCCCCAGGCGATAGACTTGCGTTTTCACCATGTCTTTGTTGATGAGCTGTCCTTTCTTTTCCTGTAGGGCAAGCTGCGTCAGCTGCGCCTTGTAAAGCTCATGCGCGGTTTTGATTTTGGTAAAAGATGGTTTGCCGTTTGCGGCGGGCATATTTTCGGTCATCACAGGCAGGCCAGTATTGATTTTGGCTTCATCAGTGTTTTCTTTCCATTCACGATCCGCCCGTTCGACATCGATTGTGCCATCCTCATTCGGCGTGATCCGCCCTGAATTGATGGCTTTGCGCACCGCGCCTTCGGTCACACCGCGCAATGTGGCGTATTTTCTGATTGAAAGTCCCATATTCTCTCACTTTTTAAGGATTATTGACTTGATAAGCGTGCCTATTGAAGCATTCATGGACATCACAACAGAAAGGAAACACCATGACAAAACAAAGCAAAAAACCAATCACATCAGTCGAAGCCAAGCCAGCCGAGGCCGTCGAAACAACGCCAGAGGCTAACGCAGAACCAGCGCCAAAAATCACCAAGAAAGCACTGGTTGAACAACTGCTCACATCAAACAAAGGCGCAACGATTGAGGAACTATCCAAACAAACCGGCTGGCAAGCGCACACCGTGCGCGGGCATCTCTCCATCCTCAAAAAATCAGGCACAGAGATTATCAGCGAACGAGTTGATGGGGTGCGGTATTATATGATTCAATCAGCCTAAAATACGCTCTGTTCCGCCCATATTAATTGAACGGTAAAATCGAACATGTGGGTGACGGCGTTCTTTTTCAGGAAATTCTGTCACCCATTCACCCAATGGATTTTTCTCACTATTGATTAAAAGCAGCTGTTTTATAAAAACAGGCGATAATTCAGAATAATCAATTATCATTTTTTCCAAGAACTCTATAAATTCTACGAGTGGTAATAAGCCTATAGGCGTATCTTTATGCTCAATTTGAACAAGAGGCGGGGCAACTGATCCATCAGATTGCATCGTAAAATCATTTAATAAAACTTGCTGATTAGGTTTTGGGTGTTCACTACTATTTCGAGCATTTCTTATTAAATCTAAAAACTTTTTCTTTTCCTCCCAAACCTTCAATACTTCATCATCAATATTCGAAAGATCTTTTAAAGCTTTTGTATATTTTTCTAACTTTGGCTTATCACCTTCGTTTGGTAAAAAGTGAATCTTGTAAAGCTTTAAGATGGCGTCTTTAGCTTTATCTGCTTTAACCAAAATATTATGTACTTTTGTTTTCAAGTCGGTGATGGCTGGTACGGTATATCCATTTGGTTTTTGCTTGGTGTTTGCAATGAAATCTTCTTTTTCTGAAATTTCACCTTTTAATTCAGCAACCATCTTTTGCAGTTCTAGAGCATGTTTTGTTAAATCAATAACAGTTTCAAAAAAATCATCTAAGAGATGGTCTGCAGTTGCATTGTTTTTATCAAATAAATATTTCGCAGTTAATAATGTTTTTGCAACAACAGGGTCGTTATAACCGAATGGAATAACTTTTTGGCTCTGATTTGGAATATTAGGATTTGTTCTGTCTGGATCAATATCATCTGCTAAAAGAACCCTGTAAACCGCTTGATCTGTAATCGTATAAAGAGCGTGTGATAGAGATAAAAATTCTCTAATCTGAGAATTATCATCGTCACCACCCACTTCTAAAGTGATGGCGCTCTCACGTTGCCTATCTATTGCACTTTTACTAATCATTTTGCCATTATACCAAATTCTTCTCCTTTTTCAGCATGAATTGCTTTCTTCCCCGTAAAATCCTCCCAGCGTTTGACGATCACATCAACATATTTCGGATCAAGCTCAATTAAGCGGGCGCGGCGACCTGTTTTTTCGCAGGCGATCATGGTTGATCCTGACCCGCCAAACGCATCCAGCACAATATCTTTAGTCTTGCTGGAATTATGAATAGCGCGTTCCACCAGCTCCACAGGTTTCATGGTCGGGTGCAGGTCGTTTTTTACGGGCTTGTTTACAAACCAGACATCGCTTTGATCTCTTGCCCCGCACCAAAAATGCTCATGCCCATCTTTCCAGCCATAAAGGATCGGCTCGTACTGGCGTTGGTAATCCGCACGCCCCAGCGTGAAGGTATTTTTTGCCCAGATGATAAAGGTTGACCATTTGCCACCCGCGCCAACAAACGCGCCGTGCAGGGTATGAAGCTCCGATGAGCTCATGCACACATACATCGCGCCTTTGCACACCATCATCAGGTTAGTGCAAACATCATAGAGAAATTCGCCAAAGCCTTCGCCCAGATTATCATTTTGGATTGGGCGGGCTTTACCGCGCATTTTGTCTTTCATGGAATTGGCGTAATTAACGTTATAAGGCGGATCGGTAAAGACCATATCGGCCAGCTCCTCACCCAACAGGGCGTTATAGCTATCAATCATCGTGGAATCGCCGCACAGCACCTTGTGATCTCCGCAAATCCAGATATCGCCAGGGACACTGACAGGCGTTTCCGGCACCTCAGGCGCAGCATCCTCATCGGTTAAACCGCCAGAGGCGTTAGCATCATCCAAGAACAGATTATCAAGCTCTTCAATATTAAAACCAAGCAGATCTATGTTGAAATCCAGATCTTCGAGTGCTGATAATTCTTCACGCAGCAGGCTTTCATCCCAACCGGCATTCTCGGCGATTTTATTATCGGCAATCACCAGCGCACGACGTTGTGCCTCATTCAAATGGTTGAGGCGAATGGTCGGTACATTTTTCATGCCCAGCAATTTCGCCGCCATCAAACGCCCATGCCCTGCAATGATGATATTATCCTCACCCAGCAGAATAGGATTCACAAAGCCAAACTCTGTCATGGACGCGGCAATCTGCGACACCTGCGTATCAGAATGGGTGCGGGCATTTTTGGCATAAGGGATCAGTTCATCAACCGATACATGTTCGATTTTCAATTCTTTTGATTTTGCATCAGTCATGGTTTCTATTTTCCTCCATTTGCTGCAGTTGTAAGAACGACCCACGCATGAGCGGCAGCCAATGGGACGACACCGTTTCCACAGGCGCGAATTCTGTCCACCCGATTGGCCAGCCCATCAGCCATTCGACAAATTGCGGGTTTAAGACCGGCTGGGATTCCCTCCCAATCACCTTCGGGTCCGGGTGGGAATGGCAAACAGCTTCCACATTCAATGGTTTGGTGTTCCGCACAAATTGGCTCGGCCCCGCATTGTTCTTGGAATCCTGAGCGGTCACCGTTGGCCACATGATCTGCTCCCGCAGATTGCTCGGGCGGGATCTGCCTGCACGCTGGCCATTTGGCCCCATCAGCCTGTCCATCGCCTCGGGAGATCTCACAGGTAAATGATCCAGCGTGTTCGGCGTTGCCCAGTTGACCGATGTCTCCGCCAATCCCTTCTGTGATGAATTCGGACCGCGTTTCTTGAAGTCTTGTGCCGTCGGTGTCGGCCAATTCACCACTGATACTTCCAGACGGCATTTCGGATTGTTGTTCTGGATTTCCTTTTGGCACGGGCCATTCGCAGAAGAAACACGGACTGTCGGCCAGAGATGCTTCACCTGATCCCGCAGGCTCAAGGGCATGCCCGCATTCATCCGTTCTTTGAATTTCTCTGAGCTCAGACAGCCACTCGTTGGCTCGGTCGCTTTCACGGTACGCCAAAATGAAGAGGCGTTCGCGTTTGTGAGATGCACCGATTTCCTCCGCTGAGAACAGGCCTGCCTTAACGCTGTAACCCAATTCTCGAAGGTCATCATGGACTTGTTCAAACCCCAATCGTAAATGTCCGGGGACGTTTTCGAAGAAGCAGATCCGTGGGCGTATCTCCCGCACAATCCTGTACACATCTGGCCAGAGGTGACGCGGGTCGTCTTTGCCTTTTTGTTTTCCGGCGACGGAGAATGGTTGGCATGGATATCCTGCAGTGATGCAATCCACGATGCCACGCCATGGCTTGCCGTCAAAGGATCGTAAATCCGTCCAAATAGGCGCTTCGTCCAGGCTTTTGTCTTCCATGCGCGTTGCCAGGATTTCGCACGCAAAGGCTTCGATCTCGACAAAACAGACTGCTCGAGCATTTGGCTGCGCCACTCGGATGCCGAGGTCGAGTCCGCCGACACCGGCGCACAAGGACAAAATGTTAAGGGAATGATGATCCACAAATTCAAATTCCTTTTTTGCAGTCAGGTACGCATGAGTACGCGCCAAGGTACGCACCTTGAACACGTTGCTCTGACTGGTTTTTTGATGATTGGCGGTGGGGGCGCGTACCCAAAAAAATCTTCTGGCGCTAAAAAACTCTTGCGCCTAAGCCCGCCGCATAGGGTTCAATCGCCGGAAGTACCTTATCTGCTATAACAGGGAAGGGAAAAAGCAAAAGCCACGCCCAAAGTGAATGATTGCGTGGCCTTGAGATGCTACTCCGGCGATTGTATTGATTAGACTAGGCGATTCTGTTCGTCCTGTCCGCTC